TTAATACTTTGTTGAGTAGCTCCCTTTGTAGCGCTATCCGATGCCATGTCATCTTCGTCTAATATGCCCTCAAGCAAGTTAGTAACTGATCCTCCAATTATTAAAGCTGTGTTTAAGTTGTTTATATGACTTTCAGAGATTGGAAAGGCTACAGTAACCCCATTGTCATGAGGTTTGGCTGAATAGCCTTCTTGACCTCTAGTAACACCCTGTAATTCTTTAGTTGAGTCGTTAATTGAAGTGTAGGTAATCCACTCTGCCTTACTAGTATCAATTGGGCTAGTATAGGAAAGACAAGCAATTCCTGGTTTTGTGTAATCTATATTAGTTAAAGAATTAAGAATAATGCCGGTAGTTGCCGAATCAGTAATGCCACCCACTGAGACTAAAGTAGTTGAAATATATTGGTTTAGATAATATGCGTTTGTAGACATAGTATACTTTTATTATATTATTTTTAAGTCCTTAAAGTTTAACTTGGATAGACTCTATATATATCGTCTAAGCGTTTATTATTGATCGAGTAAATATGCACTAGAGTAAGAAACTTAAAATATGAGTTAAGTGTATTCGAAGTAAAAACATATTTAATTGATCGACCACGTAGTAAATCGTAAATTTCGACCGGAATATCGCTAGCTTCTGCCCCTGAAACTGTAAACGTAGAGGGTGAGTCTCCTACTAAAGTAAATCCTGGAATTATTGCACCTGCACCACCCCCAGAAGTGGTAGGTTGGTTAACTACAAACTGAGCTGCATTTTCTACTCCATCAAGATAAATATAACCATTTATCTTTGTCGTAGAGGTAACGCCCTTAAACTGAAAAGTGGGATTATGATATCTTTTCTCTTTGTTGAATTGACCCTGGTTAAAAGATTTCGTTGCCCATCTAATATCAATTGCTGAACCATTATCATTATATTCACTAGTATACATCTGCACCATATAACCAGATTCGTCATCAGCAAAGTAAAGACTCTCTGATCCACTAGAGTCAAGAAATGACGTAAACATATTAGCTGAGAAGCCTTCCCAGTAAACCCAAGCACCAAAACGAGTGTCAAGTATCCAAGTACGATTATTTAAAGAAGATCCTTGTTTAGGCACAGCACACATATAAAGATTGCGATAATAATATCCTGCTGAGTTTTCCAAAGCGTTAAGATCAACATCCTGTAGATAACTTTCAATCTTAATAGAAAGTTCGTTAGTACGAAGTACGGTAGCTACGTAGTTTTCTTGGTTACCTAGTGAAAAGAAGGCAAGACGCCCATCTTTACGAGAGGCAAAGATAATATCATTCTCGACATGGCGAACACCACGAAATGAAATAGCACCAAAACCTTTAGTAACTTCCTCAAGTTGCTGATAGCCATCAGATGTAAACGAGAATTTATAAATAGCGTTCTCTTTGAATACGATTACACCACCTTGAAAACCTATAATAGCGGTAATTCCTGATCCATCATTCTTAAAGACATCAACACCACCTGCACCAAAAGAAGGTGTAGAAAAGTCGCCTACTTTCTCTCCTGTACCACTAAAAGCTAAGCGTGAAGTATTATCTTTAACACCTGCGACAAAAATACGAGAAATAGCAAAGATAGGCATTGAGCCAATAATACCGAGAGTTGAGTTAGCTTCTGGAGGTAAGATTGAAAGTGAAGGAGTATCTTGACCCTTATCATCATAAGCAGAAACATAGACAGTTCCCATAAAGGTCTCGCCAAGACCTGTAGCGTATCTTCCATAGACATTATAGCCAACTGCGTCAGTTACATCATCCCAATTTAAGGCGTTGTAGTTGGTAGCGTTAAGAGTAGCATTACCGGTTGTAGTTTGAACCGAAGTGCAAGCAACAGTTTCACCTACCGAGTTAAAAGCAGATACTCTATATGAGTAAGTGGTTGAGCCAGTTGTGCCAGTTGGGGTGATTGCTAAATTAACCGGTGTAGTTAAAGCTGTGTAAGTCTGTACGGTCGTACCATCGTAATAGGAAAGATTATCTACTCCGTTAAAAATATAAACTTTATTATCAGCTTGCACAAAATTCATTGGGACAGTAGTGTCATAGGTTTTAGTCCCGATATCAGTAGGTACTCCAGCAATATACTTTTGTAATTTATTATTACTACCAGCACAAAATCTTAAAAGTTCTTTAGTTCCATCACTGTTGTAGTAAGAAAAAGCACCAAGTACTCTAGTGCCTACTTCTGTTCCAAAGTTACTAACTCCTTCTCTAGGCTCAATCCCATCAACATTAAGAATAATGTTTTTACCATCAGTTAACTCACCATTCTTTATGGCTGTTTCGTCTTGGAATGAGTTAATACCACCAATAAAACCCGTGACGAGTTCAGATTTTCTAGTAGGGTTTTTTTCTTTTCCTAATTGCATTACCAGATAGACTCCGAAAGAGGCGTATCTGTGTTTAGTCGCCTCATATTTTCTTTATTCATTTCAGCAACAATTTCGTTATATTCCTCGAATCCGTCAGAGGCATCGCCACGTTCTCCGTCTAATTGTGCTAATCTGCCAAAAACATAGGCACTTAATGCGTCTGAATATCTGTCAGGGATATCAATCTCATCAGTTAAAGCAGTGAAAGTAACTGTTGGGTAGTAGTAGTACTTCATTGTTAAGTTGTTGGGTGTGGCTGTGATCGTTCCTGTTGGACTAGAAGTGCCAGTTATTACTACATAGGTAAAAGTAGTTGTTCCAGTTATAAAAACCCGTTTTGAGCCATTACATTCGCTCACGCTAGCACCAGCAATCTGGACATAGTCATTATTTACAAGCCCATGAGCTGTAGTTGTAGTTACAGTAGCAGTAGTTCCAGAGACCACAATTGAAGATACCGAGATTGCAACTGGAGTAGAAGCTGGCGCTGGTAAAAGATGAATTTCTTCACCAAAAATATAATAGTATTTATCGTTGTAGTAATTTACAAGATAAGGATAAGAAATAGGCGGAGATTTAATCACTGAAAAAGCATTACGATCTGATTGTTCTACTCTTAAAAGTCGATCTGTTCTAACCTCAAGCATTTTACGAAAATCTGTTGGTAGATCATAAATTTCTTTATTAGCTTCTGTTGAAGTAGCGTAAGTTTTGGTTAAGAACCAAAATAGATTTTGTCTGATTAGATCTCTATAGCCCTGTTGGACAAACTTAATTCTTCTAGTTTGTTCATTTCCAGAAGGTACACTATTTTCTCCTCTACGATAGGAAACATCTGCTAAAACGTCGTTAATAGTTACACTCATATACTTTTATTATATAAAAACAAAAGTATTAAAGTTTATTTCTGATAAGAGTGGCTGTAATTCCGTCTGTGTGAGGAAGGTAGAGAAGCGAAATGTTATGATCTGTGAGCCACTGTGGGGTAAACTGCATTTGCTTGCAATAATCTTTCTCTAGCCAATCATTCCCAATAATTACTATGTCTGGATTTACGCTTAAAATTGCAGGCTTACTATCAGCACCACCAATATTAGGAATAATCTCGTCAATATAGGGGCATTTTGAAAGTATTTCTACCCTTTGAGCGTAACTAAACTCTGGCGGCTTGCCTTTATATGAAGTAATAAAATCGTCAGTATTAAGTGAAACAACTAGATGATTACAGTGTTCTTTACATAAACGAAAAAAATTATAATGAGCAAAATGCGGAATAGAAAAAGATCCTCCAGTATATCCTATAATCATAGCATTGATCTATTCCAGTAACTTTTGTATTTAATAAAATACTCATTCTCAATTTTCATGACCTTATGACCAAACTTTTCAACAAAGTTATCAACATCCCTTAAACTTCCACCAATTTCAAGTAATGATCCATATTTCAGATATTCTGTGGCAATTCTACTCTCGTAATCTACCGCTTCTGCTTTAGTTTTAATATCTGGTAAACTCATTTTCTCTAAGACTTTTCTCTCATACTTCCCTAAATAACACCCAAGTAACATAGGATAATTACAAAGTGATACTCCGCCTGTATGTGAAAAACAAATATCAAAAATAGAGTTATCTCTAACCTCAAAGCTATCTTGAATAAAAACAAACTCATCAAAATCTGTATGATTAAGTACCCATTTAATCTTACCAATCTCGTAGCCATCACAATCTACTGCTATTCTTAAATAAGGGCTTTTGATACTGTCCCAACAATTACTTAACTGTTCTTTACGATCAGGTCTAGTACCTATTACGATGACCTGTTTAGGAAAAGAGATTGACTCCATAGTATTTTTTCTGGCGTTTTTTAAATAACTCTTTATCGTGTTTATTTACGCTCTTTTTTTTCTTGTCGTAGTCAACCTCAAACATAATTGCTTTAGGGTTATAACAAAGTTGTTTATCTACTGTTGCAGCAACTGAAAGTTCAGTATCTGCGTAGTGTGTGTGGTAGCAGGACTCAAAAAACGGTTTTTTATACGAAGCTCTAACCATACCAAAGGCAGCTAATCTTCCATTCCACTTATTATCATTAAAAGCTAAAACTCCTTTACCTGTACGTTCTAATTCCTCATAACCCTCTTTTAACCAGTTTTTACCACCAAAAGCATCTTGAGCTGTATAAATATAAAAATCATAAGGTTTTGGGTTAAGTGTTACAAATTCGTTAATCTTAAAAGTAAATCCTTTTCTTTCATCATCCATTAAAAGAAAGTAATCGGCAGGCATACCAGCGTTATCCGCTAGTTGTTTCATAACTTTTGTACCAAGTTCTCTATCTATACAAGGCATTAAGACCGCTATTGTGCTTATTTCCGTTCTTTTATCTGAAACTTGATCTACTGGCTGTCTATTTTCCAATTCTTTATGATAGGTATCAACACTGACAGGAAATTTTGAAATATGATAACAATAAACGCCATTATGTACGAAAATTTTGTATCCATGTTTTTGAAGAGACTGGCAAAAGATTAAATCATGACTTTCTTTATGCTCGGTAGCAGTTGGGATATGAAAGTTAACTCCATAAGTAGCCCACTTATCCTCACCTAAGTTGTCATAGACTTCACGTTTAACCATCATGCCACCAAAACCAATCCCATCAACTTCAATTGGTTTCTTTGGAGAAAGTGAAAGATCAACTGAGGTATAAGGTAAATCAGTCTTACCGCTTTTAATATAAACTACTGGATCATAAGGGTATGAACGCTTGAAGTAGACTGAGCCTATAACATCTTTATCTGCTTCAACTAATTGCTGAACAATGTCGATGGGGTAGATCTGATCTACATCAAGCCAGAGTATATGAGTAATGTCTGGTATTTTAAGAAATTCATTAAGAATAAAATTACGATTGGAATCAGTGCGTGTGCCTGTTTTGTAGAGTAAAGAAATTTTATACCCACACTTTTTAGCGTGAGACATTATCGAGGGAAGGTTACCTAGGGCAAACTCAACATCAATTTGACTAGGTGAGGGCACGCCTAAAGCTACATGTATTCGGCTCATAATCTTATTTATAACCTTTTTATTAGTAATTATCAACTAGATCAAAGTAAAACAAAAAAGGGGGCTTTTAAGCCCCCTAGTCTGTTAGATAAATCAATTACATATCTATCATAACTGCGACAGTGCCTGCAGCAGAAGTGGTAGCGGTATCGTTGGCCAAAGCCATACCGAAACTGTAATCTTCACTTCCTGTGGTAGCAGCATAGGTTGAAACACAACCATCGGCTGAACCAGTTTTCACTCTAGCACCCGCCAAGACAGCAGTGTTAGCAGCAACTTTACAGGTAGCTAAACCTTTGATCTGCACCCAACCATAGTTGGCGTCAGTCAAAGTATTAACTGCAACACCTGCAAATTGTCGACCAACGGATGAACCACCTGATACATCTTTGGTAACTTCTGTACCAGTAGCATCAGAAAATTCAACTACATCATTGGCTGCAAGGTTCATATCTTCTACACGAACGTAGCGGTATTGTTTACCGTTAGAACCATCTACCATAACTGAACCAACTTGATTTAAGTCAGTAGCGTCGTTAGCGGCTGTGAAGCCTGTTCTTGCGACTGTTTTTAACATAAAGGGTCTCCTTTATTTCTTCCCCCTAGCCGTCTAGCTAGGGGGACTAATTTTAATACTAAGCTGAGGTTTTATTGGTCAGCAAACCAAGACTCTTGCGTCGATCAGTGTAAGCAACTCCACCAAAGACAATGTCTTGAATAGAGACGTGCTGATCTGCAGGTTGTGACTTCTCAATAACTTCAAAGTTAGCATCATTTAAGATACCCAACTTATAGTTATCTTTGTTGTACATCTGCATCACACCACTGGTCATGCTTTCGTCGTACGATACTGGCGTACCTTCAAACTCTAAGACCTCAAAAGAGGCTTCGGCTAAACGCTTGCCCTCTTTGCTGGCGGCCATAGTTGGATTGAATTGATAAGTAGCAGTCAACAGTGCAAACAGTTTTTGATAAATGCTTTGCGTAGTTACGATCAATGAGACCTTAGAACCACCATTACCATTCATACAACTGTTTTTGATGTTGCGCATATCAGCAAAACTGATAGTCACAGAATCACTGTCAACATTACCCTGCCACCAAGAATAGGTAGTACCAGAGATACCACCAACAGTTGAGGTTGCATCAGCTAAGGTATTAAAACCTATCAAGCCTTTTGCAGCAGTCCCGCTGATAATATCTGAGTTGAGAGTTTCACCCAAAGACATTTCTGCCTGAGTGATTTTGCTCTTTAAAAGAGACAAAACTTGCTCTCGACCTTTATTCTTGATCTTATCGGTGAAAGTAAAGGCTACAGAGACGTTATAGAATTTCCAATCATAAGTCGCTGCATCCATACCCTCTTGATAAGTATTATCCAAGGTATCCGTACCATCAAAGGTTTGAACAGTAGTATTTAAGCCGTACATTAGAGGAGTAACTAATTGTCTACCTCCATCGTACATTTTAGTACCGCCATTAGCCTTTAAGTGATCTAGAATGACATGTTTCTTGAAGATGTTATCTACAAGTTTTGGTTGATATTTTTGTAGCGTGCTAGACGCTAACTGACCGATGTTGACATCTGACATGATTTTTTCTCCTTACCAAGAAAATTTAGCTCCAGTTTCAGCCATTGCTTCGTTCATCGCTTCGTCCAAGTCCATTGAACCAGATTTCTTAACTTTACCTGATTTTGTATTTGGATTAGTTTTGCCGAATCTATCTGTCTTAGTTCTGGCTATCTCTCCTTGTTTTTTTAAATAACTTTGTACTCTTTGTTTGACTTTCTCATCATAAGCCTTGATCTTTTCTTTGGCTTTGCCTACAAAATCAAATCCGACAACAGTTCCGTTTTCTTTTTCAAACTGCTCTCGTTCTTTGGTTAATACGCCAACAGTGCTGTAAAATAACGCCTCGTCAAACTCAGGGTTATTTTCGTCAAGTCTCTTGTCTAAGCCATAAAAGGCTTGTTCTTGAGACTCAATATAAGAGTTTTCTTTAGCAACTGATGCAATCTCTTTTGCCTTTTGAGCAAAATGCTCTGCAAGTTCTTGAGGATTCATTTCTGCAAGGCTTTTCTGTGGAGTTTGAGTTTTATATCTCTCTAGCTCTTCTTTAGCACGTGCAAATTCCTCTCGTTGCTTCCGCAACTCTTCTTTCTCAGCCTGTCTCTTCTGCGTATAGGCTTTATTCCAACTCTGGTAAATTTCCTCCAACTCTTCTGGAGTTTTACCAGTCAGATCTGGCTTATCAGCAAACTTTTCTTCCTCAGTCTCACCCTCTTTAGTCGGAGTTTCCTCTTGACCTTCAGGTTTGTCTTCGGTAGGTTCTTCTGCTGGAGACTCTTCACTTGTTAATGACGCTTCTTCTATGATTGCGTCCAGTTCTGGATTGTCATTTGACATGACTTGATCCTTTCTTAAATAGTTAGACTGTCCATGTGGACTTGGTCTTATATCTCTATTATAAAAAATTAAACAGTGAAAAGTTGATTATGGGCTACTCTACTCTCCCCTCTCCAGAGGTAGAAGAGAGACTAGGCGGTATTTTTTCAATAATTTTGCCATCTTTTAAAGAATGAATACCAATAATTGGAGTGAAGATAAACTGACATTTGCTGCATTTCCACTCTCGGTTGCCAGTTACTTCAAAATCATGATCACTAAATTTCTTACAGGATTTCCAAACTACCCGTAATTTATGTTCTTTGATTGAGCATTCACCAGTTTGAGTATCTTTATACTCATTCCAAATACCACGCTCATCCTCATTTACTTTTTCCCACATACTTCTTTTTCTTAAATAACGGTAAACTTTTAATACTAGGAGTTTTAGAAGCCCATTCTGTGGCCATTGCTGGTTTATTAGCAAACATCCATTTAGCTTGTTTTTTTGAAACAAAAGGCATTAGTAAGGTCTCCCCGCTACTCCACCGCTCATCGATGCTTGGTTAGGCATTGCTGGCATTCCGTTGCTAGGTTCGGGGGAAGAGGGAGCTGCTCCAGTCTCAGGTTGTGCTTCCTGTGCAGGAGCAAGCTCTCCACCCTCATCGATTGTATATTGTTCCCCCGTAGATGGATTAACTAAAGTTGTTCCTGGCGCTATTTCAGTTTTTTTAATATAGCGATCAGGATTATTTTGACCAAAACCAATACGCATTAAATCTCTAAAGACTGCTTGTCTGTCAACTGTGGGATCATCTTTTACTTTATCGTAAAGTTCAATCATTTGCTGACGGATCACATCTTTATTTACTGAAACTGATTCAGAATCAATCTCTAAATCTTTATCAAAATCAATATCTTTGAGATCATATTTAGAAATAGAAACTTCCTTAGTTTCGCCATTCTCATCAGTGATTGAAACTAGTTTATCTTCATTCCAGTTTTCCTGGCATTGTTTAAAGAGTTCAATTACACAAGCCCTATAAAATTTCATAAATAATCTTTTAGCTTGACGAATTCTCTTTTGAGAAGCCTCTGCAAAGATTGTCTGCCCAGTAGCCGTTTTTACTGTTGTTGAGTTCTGTGCACCTGAGGAAATATCTAACATGCCAAAGGCTGCCTGAGCGTCACTTTCGGCTGATTGCTCAGCAGCACTCACAACTCCAGATAAATCTCCAGGTTGTAGAACACTGGGAGCTTCTGACTCGTAAAAAAGTACGGTCATTTCTCTTGGATCTTTTAATTGATTGGGATCAATCTTATTCTTACCGTCATTCTTGACTGCATATTTAAAATAGGCAGCAGCATCAGCTAGTCTAATTCTCTGCCCTACACGAGTAGATTTTTCTTTCTGAAACTGTGCACCAATGTTGCCAAATCCAAAACCGAAAAACTTATTTGGTTGTGAATACCAACGACATAATTTAAATGATTTGCGAGCTTTTCTCTCTGAGAATAAAATTTTACCTGGAGTAAAGATAATATAATAAATTGCCCCAGATTCCCAAGTTTCTACTTGATCTTTGTTATCCTCTGGGATCGTTCCACAGTAAAAGAAAATCTTAACCTTTTTGCAGTCACTTTTTTCTTTATCTTCATCTTTTGTATATTCTTCAGTATAATTACTTTCTAGCTTTTCTCCGTAAGTTTCTTCAACTTCCTCAACGCCCATAGTTGACCACCAAACTTTATAGTCTACTTTACTGCCATCAACGTCAAACTCGCTTGATGGTGAGTAGAAAGTGCGCATCGGATTATCTACCTCAATGGTTGGATCATCATTATCGTAAACTGGTCTCTTTGAAGGATTACCCTCTTCGTCTAATATCTCTTCTTCAGTTTCAGGATCATAGACTTTCTCATTATGGGTTGAAACTTTATAGCCAATGTTTGCTCCAGTAAAACCTGAAAGAATAAACCAGTGAGCTGCGTCCCAAGCAAAAGACTCTAGGTCTAATTTATCCTTCAAATATTCGTAAGTGGCTTCTACTTTTTCCTTTTTCACATCATCATCTTTACCTCTGCCTTTAAAGATTAAATCGGGAAGACGATCAAACATCTCTGCCTTAGCAGCTTCAGTATTGGTAAAAATCATGGGGATTACATAGTCATAACGTGAATTAAGAGCGAGTTGGATTGATTGGCTAGAAGTTTTACTCAGTAGTTCGTTAATTCCTGGAGATTTAGCTTCGTAGTCATTGACGTTACGTTTGACTGAGTCAATAAATTCATGAGTTGTAAATTCTTCTGCACTATCAGCTCTCATGTTAAGTAAACTGAGTAAGTCTTGATTTTCTTTTTTTTCTTCTTTCTTCATACTTTTATTTTATCAATTTATTTAAGCAAATGGCTATTTTTGTAATTTCTATAGAGTTCTGACTTGATATTTTTAATTCGAGTATGGATTTCACTTTTTGTCATTCCTAAAACTCTTTCTAAGGATTTTCTAGTATAACCTGCTTCAAACACATAACAAACAATAAATCTATCAAGATCGTTATCAATCTTCTGATAAATTTCGCTTGTATCAATTAAACAATCAACACCCTTAGTTAAGAATTGAAACAATTCTGCTTCTTCTATTGTAAAGTCTCTAGGCAGTTTCATTGAGCTCCTTTATTACCTGTTTAACTTCTGGTCTCTCATTTTCTAATTGTTTATTAAAAGCGTCTTGTTTCTTCTCGTTTTCAATTCTTTTTAGTTCATCACGAATAATATACTCATTTAGATCAAAGTAAATTTCTTTATCTTCATACATTCTAGTTAAATTTTTAAGAAAGATTAACTCTACTTCGGCCGGCTTCCTGTCCATTGAAAATGAACAAACAAACTCGTTATCAAAATAGATTGAAAACCAATTCTCTCTATTACCTTTTTTTTGATCCCAGATCTCTTTTACTTCTGGTCGCCATTTATCTAGATCAGCTTCAACCCTACACCTTTTAGAGAGATCAACAAAGTTTTTATCAAAGTGACCCTGTATTCTATCTTCTAGTAGGTGTCGTATTTCGTTTCTTTGTGTTTCAAGTGTTGAGAGTATCATTTACATCCAAGACAATTGTCTAGCCTTTCTTCGATTATTTATTAAATCTAAAAGTTCCTTACTAGAATTAGGTTGACTTATAGGATTAAGCTCCTGAGTTGGTGGATTATAGTTCCAGCACCAATACTCAAAAGCTCTCATCCCGTGAGACCACTCATCGTGGATAGGAATCTCATTAGATTGATTTAATATTTCACTTTTCTTTTCAGGATATCTGTAATTTAGAATTAAATCTCTAAATCTAGCCGCTTTCTTTGAGATAAATAGATGAGGAACAAATCCATGTGCGGTCCTAATTTGTGAGGGGATGCTTGGAATATGCGAAGTTTTAACATAAAAACCCGCCTCTTCTAATATCTTAATAGGAGATTTACCAGTAGTAAGTTCCCTAGCATTACCAGCTACGTCACCAGCACAAAACTCTGGAGTTTTATATGGTTTAGCTTTTATTACTTGGATAAAGTGATTAAGATCAGCGTTGTTGGCTTCATAGTAATCTATAACTCTGGTCTCTCCATTATTTGGTTGTATCCAAACAATCGCTGTAGGATCGTTTACCCCAAAATCAAAAGCTAAATGCAGAGGAAGATTGGCATCATAGTCAAAATCAATAAAGTGACCTAAGTCCCACTCTTTATAGACAAGCCCGTAAGGTTTAACATATTCAGCCAATATTTCCTGTTTATAATAATCGTTTCCTTTTTTCTTAGCTTCTGCAACTAAGGTATCAAGTTCTCCTCTATCAAGATCTGGATTATCATAGCTTGTAAAGTGGAACTCTTTAAAGATACCTTCTTGAGAGAGCCTATACATGTTTTTCATGCCTTTTGGAGTTCCACCAATTATTGCTGGTGCTTTATGAGTCATTAAATTAGGACGAATAATCTCATACCAGATATGGGGTTTCCAATCATCAAATTCATCACCAGCAAAAGCTCCCCAGTTAGAGATTGAACGCAAAGCAATCTCGTTGTTTGCTCCTAGTAGCTTAAAACGGGCTTTATTATGTGGGAAGGTAATAGACAACCCTTGTTCATTCTTCTTATATGGAAATTCCTTTTTATCAAACTCGTAAAGAATGCGAGCGACATGATCTAACCAAACTGATTCTCTAGCCTGTTCCTGATAAGGTAAGATTAGGGGATACGTAAGACCTTGAGTACAAAGCAAAGCGTTCTCCATTTGCCATGAGACCATCATGGAAGTTTTACGCCATTTTCTGCCTGCTCTAATTAACTTGAATCTGCTTGGATCATCTAAAACAATAGCCTGATTCGCATGAGGCTTTGTTGGAGCAAATATGTTGATTTTGACCTCTTTCATTAGTAAAGCAGCTAACGACAGACAACCTTACTAATGGTCGTTAGAGTCTCTTGTTACAACAAATTTTAACTCTTGACCGTCTTTTCCTGTTAGTTCTCCTCTTTTAGTGTATCCTTTGTCTTTTCCAATTGTCTCTGCTATAAACTTAGCAGTGTCTTGTTTAATTTTTAGCTTTTGTGAATCATCTCCAGTCTCCATTGTTAGGCATTCATCGAAGACTTTTTCAGCTTTTAGCACTCGCTCGCTCTGACTGATGGATTCTGATAGCCACTTTGGCATTTGTCCAGTAATGTTTTGTGCATACTCTTCACTAAATCCTGCCTTCTTAGCTGATTGATAAGCATTAGTATAGCTTTCACTCTTAGGATCTAAATAAAGCTCTAAGAATCTTATTTGTCTATCGTCTCTATTTTCTTTACCTGCCATAATTATTTTTGATTACAAATTTCACAAGTTTCAGCCAGTTTTAATAACTTGTTTTCTATTTCATCAATATCAATTGTTTCTCTACCATTTGGAACTATAGATATTACATGAAAATGAACCTTTTGCTTTTCACAATAAATAAAAAAACTTAATTTATTTTTATCTAGTGCTACTGAAAATCTTGTTTTTTTTTCCATAACTTTTTTATTTTGATTTTACCCGTAAGAGAAGTTGTCTTTTCATCTGGATAAATATATTGCGTCTTTATAACTTATTTTAAGAGTTACTTTATTTCTATACTCTTAGTTATTGTATAATCTGTTTTCTTGCCTGGGTTTCTTTTTCTCTCTATGAATCCATAATCCTCTAATTGTTTAATATAAACTCTAAACTCTTTATCTTTCATTTCTAAGTCTGAGAGAATAGTACCTAAATCGTTCTTTTTAGAATTAAAATCATAGACTTTCAACATGCGATAAACTTTTACACACATTGGATCAACTTTGTTATCAACTATAAGCGAGTATAATAGCGGGGGTATATTTACCATAGTTTCTACATTAGCATAAACTATAGGCTTTTTCAACTAGATCAAAGTATATTATTTTTCTAGTATACTCATTTCACGTGCTTTCGATATCTTTTTGGAGTTTGTTCCATTCTCTATTATTTAAAACTACTTCTCCAGATTCTCTTCTTCTGTCAAATTGTTGTTTTTCTATTTCCTTAGCAAACTGTTGTAACTTAGATTTAAGGTCTTTTTTATAAATATACTCAAAATTCTCAGATATCTGTTTAAAATTATATTTTAGATTAGCTATTTCTTCTGCGTATTTATCTACTAGATTCATTTTTCCCTCCTAATAAAGTCATTTTAGTATCTGTATGGGTTTTATTGTAGTTTTCAACATAATTATCATCATCAAGGATATCTCTTAACACTTCAACTGCTCTAGCAACTGTGATGTCACTAGTTATTAGTTTCCCATAAGTGGTCTCTAGTTCATCTATGAATGCTTTTATAATTTCTTGTTTAGTCATTTTTATCTTCTAGTATAGATAGTTTTTGTCTTTGGTCTACTCTAAAATCATTTCTGAATCCTTCTGCTGATTCTTCAAACTCTATGTTTCCTTGACTATCTCTAACTATTGGTTCATCTTCATCATCACCAATTACTTCACTCCTTACTTCCTCTAAGATGGCTTTACGATTTTGGGCTACTAATTTCTCAGCAAAGTTTAGTAAGTCATCATAAAACCAATATCCCTCCGTTAAGAAAACCTCATCAGTTTGCATTTCTTGCCCAACACTATCAATAAAAATATCTAAGTCTTTCTTCACCTGCTCTCTTAATTGTTTTGATTTGTTCATATATCAATCCTTTTTTGGATAAATTCTTTCTGCTAAACCATCTTTAGTTACCCACTCGGCTTTATAGCGGTTTCCGTCTTTATCTATTCCTTCAACTGTAACCATTGACCCTGGCAAAAA